TCTAAATCTGTTATGTCTTGAGCTTGCGCAGTTATGCTGGTTTCAGTTTGTGTTACTCTTCCACCTAAAACACTAACTGCATTAGCATTAGCCGCTAAACCAGTGGTGCTATTTGTTATAGCAGCATTTAGAGTTACTACGTTTATTGTTTGAGATATATTAGCCCTATCGTTTACTCCTGCAACTAAAAGTAAGTCAGAAGCAGTTTGACTTATGACACTTCCGTTACTCGTAATTTGTGTTTGTAAAGATGTATCAGAGGTACTAGTAGCACCTGCGGTACTAGACGCCCAACCTGTACCAGATACATACACAAAAATCTCGTTCCCGTTGTCCGAGTCCATAAAAATATCGCCGCTTTGCAAAGCCGAACCATCTGCTCTAGTGGTAGGGGCTGTAGTTCCTCTTATAACCCTGGGCGTATTAGTAGATAAACTACTAACCGAAGTAGCTGCTGCGTCTACAGCATTGTCTATTCCTTCTAAAGTAGACTGTAGACTAAGAGTAGTTGCATCTATAGTTACATTTATATCGCTTAGAAGCGTGTTAAAACCAGGTAGGCTTTTTAACTCATCAGAAAGCGTAGCCATAACCGCAGATATATTTATTTCAGTTTGAGCAGAAGTACCTTCAGTATCATTATAAGGGCCAATGACATTTGTTATGCTTACGAATCTTATCCAGTAATAGTAAGTTCCCCCATAGCCAACTTCATCTGAATACACTTGAGCATTTGTAGTTGCGATACGAGTAGCGCCACCCAAGGCATTATCTTGAGATCTCCATATTTCTGTATAACTATGATTACCATAGCTGGCTTGGTTCCAAGCTAAAATTATATTTGTGAAGGCCCCGGAGGCCTCTAAGCCTGTAGGCGCTGGTGGTATAGTTAAATCACCAGGGGGTAGTTTAGGGGGTCCTATGCCTGGCCCAGTTCCATCAGGATTAAAAGGGCTACTTTGAAGACTAGTAGCTAAACCACTTTCTACTAATTCTCTTAAGGTTACTGCTCTGTCTAAAGGATCGCCTCGCCTTCCTAATCTTACCTCTACTGCTTCTTTAATAGAGTCTAAAGCAATTTTTAGTTCTCTATCTGTTTTAGGTGGAATGTTCTTAAGAGCAGGTAGTTTTGTTTTAGGCATTACACTTCCTTCAGCTCTACGATTGACTCTCCTAGACAAACCTCGTTTACTATTTTTGCAGTCTCTACCTCAAACGCAAAAGTTGTATGTACACTTGCAGGCAACCGTACTACAGGTTCAGTTATAGATGTAGCACTAAAACTAGGAGTAGTACCTGTAACGCTAAAAGCACTACCACTTGTAGAGATGGTAGCGTTGTATATTACCGAACCATCTCCGTACACTTTTAAAGTTACCGGGTATGCTTCTGCATCTACTTTTGCAAATCCCATACTAGTGTGTCGGGCCATTGGAAACTCTTTACTCTTCCAATTGTACGTAAGGTTAGTAGAACTACCTTGGAATTTTTTAATTTTATTACCTATTATTAAATACAACTCGTTATCGTCAGGGTCAGTAAAGCCACCTCGGATCAATGCGGCTGCATCTAAATCTACAAGAGCATTTGTACCTTGTCGGGGGTCAAATATAAATCCACCAAAACCAGAGCCAGTATTGTAAAACCCTACGTATCTACCCTGCCAGTAGAAACCAGTTATAGTAGAGGGGTAGTAATCACTTTGCCATTGTTCTGGAGTTATTAAACCTTCTGTTATATTAGACGCTTGGGCACCAGAAGCTGCAATCAGTCCATCAGGCCCTGCATATATTACTGTTTCGCCCATATCTACCATAGACCTTTTACTTAGGCATGCTTCCGCTGTTTCTATTTTTATAGCAATCATAGCTGAAGGATCGCTGCCTGTTACTAAGTAAGGAGTGCTTTCTGTACCTACAATAAGCCCGTTAGAAGTAGCTTTTATACCTACTATTGTTTCTTCTATACCTAATCTATATGCGGCAGGCCAAGCATGCGGTTGATAAGCTTCGCTAAAACATATTCTATTACCTGTAAAACCGGCAAAAGTACCATTACCTAAAGCCAGCAATCCTTTCATGGGCCCATCTGGATATAAAGAGCTGTCATCTGGTGGTGCAATCCAAGTACTAGAAGGTATAACTTCAGCTAATTCACTGTTTTTTGATACATCAGTATAGGTAGTAGCAGATAAAACAAGTTCTGCTACAAATTGAAATTGTGTAGAATTAGAACCAGTGTTAGATCTGTATATTCTTTTCTTTGCTAAATTTGTATTAGTAATACTTGTAGAAGTTTCTAGCCCAGATAGAGCTACGGTCATATTATCATCCGTGGTTATAACTGTAGAGGCAGGTGAAGGCGGGCCTTCTTCTCCGTATGCAGATACAAAAGTGTACACATATGAAGTTTCATAATCTAACTCTGCATCTGAATTACCGCCGAGTGATACACCGTTGGCTACAGAGGCGCTGTTACCTGTTCCCGTTGCAGCAGCAGATAGTTCTACTGTTAAAGTAGAAACTGTAGGCACTGTTTTTATTTTATAAGTGCCGTTTATATCTGCAGCAGCTACACCTTGAGTTGTAGCAAAACCTGTAAGAGTTAGGTATTCGCCTGCTGTAACACTATGTGCAGCGGCTGATCCGCTAGTAGATGTAGTTATTGTTATAGTAGAGCTTTCGTTTACAAATGCTATAACCCCATCAAACTGTGTTTGTCCTACTGGGGCTACGGTTGGCGCAGCAGTTGGAGCTGGTATGCCTAACCTAAAAGCAGCATTAGGGTATACAGACCCTGCAATTACATCGGAAGACCTGCCCATTTTAGGAAAAGATTGACCTGACCAATATAACGTGTCGTTAGTGTCTCCGGGTATAGAACTACGCACGACATTAACATCCTCATCAAACTGTAGCCAACGTTCTGGGCTATCTGTGTATTTAAAAACACTTTGCCTAGAGGAATTAGATAAAGTAAGAGTATCAGAATTATCTCTTATAGGTACTAAACGCCCACTTTCAAGATTTACGTCGGTAGCAGTTGTAGCTAACTCATCTTTTAATAGACGGGGAGAAGCTTTAGGAGCAAGTCCTCCAAAGGTTTTAAGTTTAATATATGCCATTTTTTCATTATACAGTATTCAGAACTGATTCTTGCAGTTCTCGACTCCTTCTTCCTACTTGGTTAAACCATTTGCTGTCTTCCATTTCAGCTGCCATTTGTTTCCAATCATGCGCTCTGCATGCTTTTAACATGTTACGGAACTTAGAAAGTCTAGTCCCTCCTAGATTAAAGCACATATTGACTATTACGTGTTGGATATTTTCGGGCAGATTGTAGAAAGCTTCGTCTGTACCAAACACATGTATAGCTTCTGCTAAGTGTTTGTTAAAATCATCTTCGTAGTACATATCTACTACTTCTTGTGATACTTTAGTACCAACTTCCCAGTCATATTCTGGGTCATTTGGTTGACATAGGTGGCCTATACCTAAAGTTTTATAGCCCAGGCTATCTTTGTATATTTCTAAGACTTCGCCTTCGTGTCTTTTAATCTCTTCCTTGCACTGCTCTATATTCATATAAGATTAGACCCAATAATAAGAAGATAAACACCTATAATCATTGTGGTAAATTTAGTGTCCATACGGTCAAACTTAGCATCCCCTTTGTCTAAACGTTTTTCTATTCCAGAGAAACGTAAATTACACTGTTTTTCGTGCGACTCGAGTTTTGCTAATGTTTCTTTTACCGTGGCCATATACTAGTTAACAGAAGCCTCATCTTTAGCTTCTATAGAATCTTCTAGTACAACTTGTTCTTTCTCAAGAGGTTTTACTTTATCTTCTTTTATAGCTTCTTTTAAACCTTCTGTAATAACTGTTTGAGCAGCTTGGCATTTTTTTATTTGGTAAGAAAGATCATTTAGTTCGTTTTGTATACGAAACAACGTATTAAACTCGTTAGCCACTCTTGGCGTTAAGTCTTGTACGTTATAGTCATCACCATCAAAGTTAATGTTTTGTGGTGCTTGTTGTTGGTTATCTTGTTCCATGGTAATAATTACTCCTTAATTAATAAATTAGTCTTAATTGTATAACCTTTATATTTCTGAATCAACACTATTTATAACCCCCAGGAGGATCTATCTGGATGGATGGCAATATGATCTATAATGCCTTGTATTTTTGTTTCTGTTGCTGAAGTGTCTAGATTACCGCTTCCATCTAAAACAGCAGCACCTTCCATATAAACATCTTCACTTGTAGTATGTGTAAAAAGTTTAAGTCCATCCCTATCTATTATTGAATATTCCATTACGCCATTGAGAAAGTTACTGATGTACCGTCACTTGCACCCATAGGGTTATTGCTGCTAGCAGCATAGGTGTTAAATGCACTACTACTTACACCAGTTACAATATCCCATTGCCAAAGTCTTATAGATCCATTTTGTATTTCAATATAATTTCCAGCGGTTCTGGCATAACTAGAGCTACCAATATTCATCGTTGTAAAACCAGCGTTATTTGTTGTGCCTGTAGCATTAAGAATGCCAACGCTTAGTGTAAGTATCCTTCGTTCGCTGTACTGATCCCAGCCTACAGTAATACCCGCCAAGGACCTTACATCGGTTGTGCTTCCAAAAGTAGTAGGTAAAGTGTAGTTGTTGGCTCCAGCAGCAGTTCCGTATACACTTTTAGAAAAACCATTACCTCTAACAGCTCCAGTAGTTCCTCCTGTACTTCCTCTAACTAAAGCTATGCTAAATAGTGAGGCACTAGCACCATACCATTCATTGAATGCCATAGTAGCTCCAGAAGATTTTCCTATTAAAGCTCTGATATCTGCATCATTAATAGAAACGGTAGATCCAGAGGTTCCACCAGCTTCTGTGTGCATTTGGTTGAGGCTAATCGCACCCGATGTTGGAATATCGGACATTAGCTAGTTACGCCCAGATAGCTCCGCATATAGTTTGCACTAATGCGTCTTCGCCTGATACGCTAGTTGCAGCACCGCCATCTTCTACAAATTTATTCATATGTTTTACAGTTGTGCTTACAGATCCATCAACACCAGCATCTCCACCTGTACCAGCTAATGTGTGGTTATAAACTACCATTACTGTTGGGTGTTTTGCATTTGCTGTTGCAGCTGCACTTGAGTCCGTAAGAGGATACACTTCTACTCTTTGAACTGTGGTTACATTACTAATCGCCATTATTATTCTCCTTTAAAGTTTTAAGTTCTGACTTCATATATTCTATATCTTTTTGTTGGTCTTTAACAGTTTCAAT